GTATGTGAAGTGGGCATGTCAGCGACAGCTTGACGATTTGAGGCACGCACATGAGCGCGGCTTTGTGTTCGTGCCTGAGATGGCCGACCTGTTCCTTGACACTGTTCGCACTTACAAGCACTTCAAAGGCTCTTTTGCTGGCCAGAACTTTGAGCCTACACACTCACAGGTGTTCACGTTCTGGTGTCTCTTTGGCTGGCTTAAAGAAGAGGATGGCACTAGGCGATACACCGAGGTCTACAAAGAGGTTGCGCGTAAATACGGCAAGTCCTTTGAGGCCGCTTGTGTCGGTACGTATATGTTTGAGGCTGACGGTGAGAGCGGGGCCGAGTGCTACACGGTGGCAACCAAGCTCTCTCAGGCCAGGATTATTCATGAAAACGTCAAAGCAATCATCAAGAAATCCCCTGAAATCGAAGCAAAAGCGAAAATACTCAGGGATAACATATCAATCCACACCACTTTTTCCAAGTTCGAGCCACTTGGTCGAGATTCGGAAACAGAAGACGGCTTGAATCCGCATTTTGCGTCAATTGATGAGTACCACGCTCACAAGAATGATGGCATGTACCAGGTAATTGATAGCGCGTTTGGGGCTAGGTCGCAGCCGTTAATGTACGTCATTACCACGGCAGGGACAAACCCGGCTGGCCCCTGTTACGCGCACAGAGAATATTGCATCAAAATACTTGACCCAAATATTGATGTAACGAACGACAATCTATTTTGCCTGATCTATACGCTTGATAAAGAGGACGATCCCTTTGATGAAGCGGTATGGGAAAAGGCTAATCCCAACATGGCTTATATCACCACTACGGTGAATAAGTTGCGCTCAATGGCTGAGAAGGCCAAGGAAAAGCCAACCGATTTAATCAACTTCAAAACCAAGCACCTGAATATTTGGTGTTCCAGCTCTGCGCCATGGCTGGATATGCAGCAGTGGTACAACTGTGACGGTTCGTTTAGTTATCGTGATTTGATCAACAAGCCTTGCTACTCGGCCCTGGACCTTGCAACTACCAATGACCTTGCAGCCCTGGTACACGTTTTCCCTCCTGAGCAGGAGAGTATAGCCAGCCAGAGGGAAACTTACAGGCGGGAAATTGTCGAGGAACTAAAGGCGGCTCATCCAGAAATTGAGGCGTCAAAACTTCCGTTTTTCTTGGATGACAAGGAAGATGATATTGAAATCGAGCTATCTCATCGGAGCTACATTATTCCCGATCCCTACCGCGTGATTCCTCATTCTTTTGTGCCGGTTGGAAATATCAGAGAACGCAGCAAGGCCCATGGTGTCAACTACAATGTCTGGATGGATGATCCGAGTTGTAATTTTCACGCTACCCCTTCGCTTGTGACGGATTTCACCTTTATCGAGCACCAAATTGAAAAAGACAACGCTCGGTTTGACATCAGAGAGATCGGTTACGATCCATACAACGCAAGGCAGCTCATTTTAAGCCTGGAAAACAAGGGATTTACCTGTGTTGAAATGGCTCAGAACTGGGCCACCATGTCGCCTCCATCCAAGTATTTCGAGATGTTGGTTATCATGGGGCTGATCGCCCACAACAACAACCCTGTATTGAACTGGAACGCTCAAAACGTGGTTGTACATACCGGGCCAAGCGGGAACTACAAGCCAGACAAGAACAAATCATCAGAAAAGATAGATTTAATCGTTGCCTTGATCATGGCGCTTGACCGCGCTGTAAAGAATGAGGCGGTTGACGAAATAATAACAGAGGGCTTCATAGCGGTATGAGTAGGCGTAAAAAGAACCGAAAAGCAAGCCCGAAAAGACCGGCTGTTGCAGTTAAAAATGCTGCTCTGGATGTCAACGACGACAGGCTTTACCAGGCATTGAGCGGGGCCAGCCGTGTGTCTACATCTGGTATCACTGTCAACGAGTCAACGGCCATGAAGTTCAGCGCTGTCTATGGCTGCGTATCTCTCTTGGCTGGCTGTATTGCAAGCCTCCCTATTCAAATAAAAACAGATGTCAACGGGTATGACGAGGCTATCCCAGGGGCGAGGTTGCGGCCAATCCTGAACCGGACTCCTAACCAAGTAATGACGGCTTTCGTTTTTTGGGAAACGCTTGGATACAATCTGTTTCTTTCTGGCAACTCCTACGCGATCATATCCCGCACAAGCATGGGAGACCCCAAGGGGTTGATATGGGCACCTTGCGGTTCTGTTTCGCCCAAGCTGAACGATGCTAAAACAAGGCTGCTTTATCAGGTTTCGGTTGATGGGAAATCAGTGACTTATGACCAAGACGACATTCTGCATTTCCCCTGCATTGGATGGGATGGGTTGAGAGGACTTAGCCCTATTGCTGCTGCTACAGAGGGCATTGGTCTTGGGCTGGCCGGGGAGAAATACAACAGCCATTTCTTCTCAAATGCCGTCACCTCTGACATTGCAATAACCTATGACAAGCCGATGTCTCCAGATGCACAGAAGCAGCTTGAGGCATACCTGAGTGACCGGTACAGCAATCTCGACAATTTAAGGAAGCCTTTCATCGGCACAAACGGTGCCAAGGTCGTCAACCTTGGGATGTCTGCCAGTGATGCCCAGATGATCGAGGCCAGAGATTATCAAGTTGAGGATATTTGCAGGTTCTACGGCGTCCCCCCCTGGCTGGTTGGGTCCATGAAGAAGACCACAAGCTGGGGCACAGGATTGGGCGAGCAGACGCTTGGATTCGTCAAGTTTACTCTTCGCAAGCACCTAAAGCGGATCGAGCAGGAAATAGACAGGAAGCTGATTCGTCGTCCCGATCGGTTCTGTAAATTCAACCTTGACGCACTCCTTAGAGCCGACATCAAGACCCGCAACGAAAGTTACAAGATGGCGCTTGGTGGAAATCAGATGCCGGGATATTTGTCACAGAACGATGTTAGGCAGCGTGAAGGATTACCCCCAGATAGTGACCCAAAATCAGACATGCTGTACCGGCCACCAGAGCCAACCGAAACGGCAATCAACGAGCAACCAGAGCAGGAGACAAATGAAGAAATATAGGAGGTATTGTGCGCTGTTGCCTGGAGTCGAACAACCAGAGCAGCGATCAACGATTGTAAACGAGGCCAGAACTGAGGCAACCGTATACCTGTATGATGAAATATCCTCATGGTGGAACGGTGCCCAATGGTTCATTGATCAGATTGAGCAATTGCACGATGTAAGCACTATCAATCTGCGTATAAACAGCCCTGGTGGTGATGTTTTTGAGGCAGTGGCCATGCAAGGCGCGATGGTCAGACATCCTGCAACCTTTGTTGCCCATATTGACGGACTGGCCGCTTCTGCTGCGTCGTTCTTAATTAGAGGTGCTGACAAGCGGGTTATCACTGATGGTGGATTCTTGATGATCCATCAAGCCATGGGTGGAGCATTTGGTAACGCTGAAGACCTGCTTTCTGTAGCGTCTGCCCTGGAGAAAATAGATGAGGCCATCGTTCGCGGCTACGTCAAGGCCACCGGCAAGAGCGAAGAGCAGGTTAAAGAGTGGGTAAACGCTGAAACGTGGTTTTCCGCAGAAGAGGCACTGGAGTACGGCTTTGTAGATGAAATCTTTGAGGCTGCACCGGTCAAGTCTGCCTTTGACCTTTCCAGTTCGTTCAATAAAACACCAGATAGTGTTCTGGCCGCCGTGGCGAAGTGGGCCGACCCTCCAAAGCCATCGGCCCCAGAAACGAAAGAATATGATTTTGAAGCCAATGCAAGACGGCTTGCGCTGGCTGAGAGTATGTAGGGCGGGCTGATCCGCACAATACCAACCCAAAGGGAGAAGTAGAAACATGACTATCCAAGAGATGCGGGAAGCTAAAAAGGCAAAAGCCGCAGCAGCTCGCGCACTGCACGAAGAGCACAAAGGCGAAGGGTGGACCGATGACATTCAGGCCAAGTTTGAAACCCTTATGGATGAAGTTGGCACCATTCAAGCGTCGATTGATCGAGAGTTGGACTTAACCGGAATTGAAAATAC